TGAGCGGAATTGGTAAAGCCGTTGTTCAGGACTGCCGCCGCTTTCACCTGTTTGGTGTAAGCCATAGCACGGGCCAGAGCCTTGGTGTAACGAGCAGACAGGGAGTCATAGAGGTTGTCCTCAATTGCCTCTTCCGTCAGCGAGAAACCCAGAGCAATGGTTTCGTGGTTATACCGTGCTGTCCATGCTTCCTGCGCATTGTCATAAGCAATGGCAGAGCCTTCGGCTTTCACCGGAGCGGCACTAAAGCCAGACAGTTTGGTTTCTTCTTCGAAGGAACGCTCGGAAGTCTCGGTTTCGTAGACTTCTTTGTGTTCTTCGCCGTAGCGAGCGTACTCCATGCCGAACAGAGCGTTCAGGCCGGGGAGCAACTCTTTCAGTAGTTGCGCACGAGAAATAGCCATTTAATCGCTCCTTACACGCCTGTGGCGTTGTAGTACGAGTGGAAGCCGAAGTTAAATTTAACAATAACTTCAACAAAACCATTCGCTGTTGCAGTCTCAGGGACCAAATCAACAATACGCATAGCGTAGGTTTGAGTCGGTGCGCCAGAGTTCCAATAAACACCAATGCGGGAATCTCCCGTTGTGGTGTCACCAGTGTTCAGAACTAACTGAACGTTGTTGCCCAGCACGGTCTGTGCGAGAGCGGTGGGAGTCAGACCAGTAGTATTTGCGGTATCACCAACCGACACTGCTTTAAACAGGGTATCGGGGTCTTCACAAATGTATGCCACTGCATCGGTTACGCCAGAAGCGTATCCGGGCCAGTACTGCTGGAAAACTTTTTGCTTGGTAGCGGGGTTGGTATAAGAACAGCCAAGAAATACACCAACAACGCCAGCCACAGCCGATGTTTGGTTGGACAAATCACCAATGATGATAGTGCCACCAGAATCAATCTTTACAACGTCACCATAGAACATGGCGGTGTTGTAACTGACCGAAGAAGTGGTAATCGGTAGTTGGCGAGTCGCACCAGCAAACACCTGACCACCAATCAGATTGATTGGCTTCAAGCCATACGGCTTGTCAACGGTAGGATATGCCATCACTTACTCCTAAAAGTTATTTACCAGTGCCAAAGGTAGTCGTGGACTTGCTTTCTTTATAAAGCGGCATCCTTGGGTCGCTTTGGCGCATCAGATTGTTGTCTACCGCCTCTGTTTGCTTACGGGTAATGTCTGAGTAGTACTCAGCACGTTGTTCCGCAAACTCTTCAGGGGCCTTGCAAAGCAACAATCCACCTATTTCAATCTCTTCTTTAAACCGACTATTTGGGTCGATTAAAAGCCGAAACTTTGGTTGCTCTGTCAGTTTCACCGGCTCGTAACCTTCACGAAGACTCTTCGCTACGTTACGTGGGTCGGCGTTTCCTAGCAGAGAAACTCGAATCCATCTGTACTTGTATCCCGACTCTTTGTCTGGCTCCGGTAGGAGTTCAGGGGGAGTCCACCTTTTGGGGCGCATCTCCGCAGAGCGGTCTTCAAGTTCACGGGGGGTTCTGTTGGTTGACATAGAAGTCTCCATTTAAGCATTCGTTTTCAAAAACTCACGGACATATTGTTCCGGAGATATTCCAAGTGTCTTAATCGTGCGCATTTGGGACGCAGTCAGTTTGACTTTCTTGGGGGCTGTGCTACGTGTTGCCGGTGCGACAACAGTGGCTGGTGTAGAGCGTTCGCTCTTTGTGTCGCTCTCGAATTTCTCCGGGAAGCGTTGTCTGACCGCCTCATCAATGCGGCGGTAGTATTCCTGTGAAGACACACGCACACCTTCTTCTTGTAGTTGCTCGTGCATTGCTAATGCCATACTGGTCATTAACTTTTCCTCACGTTCTTTACCACCGAACCAAGGATTACTTTGTTGCCAAGCAACCGCAGTAGGGTCAGGCTCTATGCGTCTTTGGGGTAGTTGTACCTGAGGTGTGCTAGTTTGTAAAGGGGTCGGACGATAGTTTTTCACCCGCTCCGATTTGAACGACACCTCGTTGAATTTCTTTTGCGCCGCAATAAGTTTGTCGGTATCCCCGGCTTCATGTGCGTCACGCAAGTCCTTCTCGGCTTGCGCCATCTCCATCTCAAGCGTCTTTTGGAGAGAAACAAGAACGTTCTTCTCGGTCTCAGCCTGTAACTGCTTTAACCTTTTGTTCTCCTCCAAGACCTTTTGGGCTATGGCGTAGGCTTCTTGGGCCTCACGAGCGGTTTTTTCTTTTTCCCGCCGTTCGTCATGGGCCAACTTCTTCATCTGCATCAGTTTTTGCTTAACTTTTGCAGAGTAATCGGTCAGTTCGTCCTCGTAGAGTTCCTCTTTGAGTTTGTCGGGTAGGGGTTCGACCTTATCCTTCTCAGGACGGTCATCTTCCACCTCAATTTCAAACTCTAACTGGGCAGATTCGGCCTTTTTCTCGGTCTCCTCTGCCTTTTCGGTGTCTTTTTGGGCCTCTTCCTCGATTTCATCGGGGAATTTGTACCCTTCCTTTTCAAATTCAGCCATATTTCCTCCTTATTTCCGTTTGATACCACGTGGGTCATCCACAACGCCTTCTACAGAGTCATCGTTGATGAGCCTGAAGTCACGTCCATGAATAACGAGCCTTGAGCCGGTGTTTGGACGGACTAAAACGAAGTCGCCCTTCTTACACCAAGGTCCTGTGGGGAACTTTTGCTTGTCCAGATAGCAATCCGGGCCAAGTTCGACCACAAACAAGACGGTTGTTAAGAGTTCCTCAAAGCGTAGGGTCGCATCGGCCTTTAGAATTCCGCTATCGAACTCTTCTTCAACCTCCGGGACCGCACAAAGAATGTGATATCCGCTAGGTTTGGGGAGTTGTTTTGCTTTTTCTTCCGCTGGTTTGTTCACCGAACCGATGATTTGGGGATTGTCTGGGTTTGTCGCCAGTAAGATGTCAGTCATCAGACTCCTCTATGTTTTTCTGTAGGTCTACGATGTTTAAACGGGCTGTGAGCAGACCTTTTATCTCACCGCACGTGGCTTTGTAGTCCTCAAAAGACTTGGCATTGCCAGTTCCGAGGTCTTCTTGTAACTGCTTTACCTTCTGGTCAATCTGTTCGGTAAGCAGTCTTAGTGCTTTTTCAATCATTTACGTCCTTTTTCAAGGGTGGCTTGAAGTTTCGCCACGTCTACGCCCATCTTTAACTTCTCCAAGGCGAGTTTTTGCTCGTTTTCTCTGGCTTTTTCGGCTGACTGAGTAGCGTCTTTTGCCGCTTGAGCCTGTATACGAGCGGTTTCTGCATCTCTTTGTGCCGCAATTCGGGCCTGTTCGGTCTGGATTTGAGCCATCCGAGCCTGAATATCGGCTTGGTCCTTCTGGGTCTTTCTTTGAATCTCGGCTTGCTTGAGTTGCAACTCCTGCATCTGAATCTGAACCAGTGGGTCTTTGGCCTGTTCGATGTTTTCCTGCTGTTGGGCCTGACCTTTGTGAATCTGAAGCAGTTGTTGAGAGGCAATTGCAACAAGTCGGGAAAGTTCGATTTCCACGGATTCGGGCAAAGGCTCTCCGGGAGCCGGTAGAGCGACTCCCATTTGCTTTTCAATCTGACTGCGGTACTGGAACCCAAGGTGTTCAGCCATGTGCGCTTGTAGAGCGGCGGTAATTTGGTTGGCCTGAGGGTTCTGACCGATGGTTTTTGCCACCAATGGGTCGCTCATAAAGGCTTGGTGAGCCGCAATATGTGCGTCATGGTCCTGATAGATGAATGCCTTTAAGGGTTTTCCATTAACGGCGTTCATGTTTTCAGAGATTGGGTCTAGCGGAGTCTCGTCATCTTCCAGTTTTACAAGTTTGGAAGCGTTCTTAATACCTAAGACATCCAGCATCTGACGGTGCAGATACTTCATGTCATAGATTTGCGGAGCAGTCTGGGCTAGTTGGATGACTGCTTGGTACTGGACGACCTTCTGCGAGAGAGTAGCCGCATTCGGGTCCGACACGGGAATAACATCCACCATATCGTAGTCAGACTTCTTAGCCTGTCGGTCACCCAGTTCTGGCTCATACGGATACTCCTCCGGTGTATAGTCTCTGATAATGATTTTCAGAAGACGAAGTTCTTGCTTTAACGAATAGTGAATACGAGCCTGAACTGCGCTCATCACTTTCAGTGTCCGCTCTAAAACTGCAAGGGCTGTGCCAACCGGTGTATTGGCAGACATATCAGCGACTTTGATGTCTGCGGCGTTGGCAAATCTTCGTCCCTCTTCAACGATTTTGTCTAGTAGGGCGGCTAGAACTTGGCTTGGCTCTTTGTACGGCAGAGCCATGAAGTTGTCTTTAATAGTTCCGGAGGGTACGTCTACATCCCGCCATTCCGCTGGCGCAATCGGAGTATCGTCACCTTTGACCCGTAGTCCTCTGGCTTTAAATCCTCCGGGGAGGTTTGAGAGCGTACCCGCATCAACGAGTTGGCGAATGATAGAAGTACCAGACTTGGCAAAAGCACCAACGAGGTGGATAAGACCAAAGCAGTAAAAGCCGAAACCCGGAACATAGCCGTAGTGAACGAAATGCTGTCTCTTTTGATATGTAGAGTCATCTGGATTCCAATTCCTTCTGATGGCTAAACAAGTGGCAGTTCCTTTTTCAATCGTTACAACATAAGGAAGTGCGATGCCTGTTTTTTCGCCTTTCTCGTCTTTATGCTCATAACCCGGAATATCCAGATTGACGTGCATCTCAAGTAACTTGTACCGGTTGTCTGCCGTGGCTCTGAAGCCTAATTTCTCGGCAATCTTCTTTTCGACTTCGTCTAACGTATCGTTGGGTGGACCCATGTCCACATCGCAATAAAAACCAGCGACCTGAAGTTTGCGGATTTCATTTTCTGTTTTCCGCATGACGTGAGTGACACGCTCTGCCACTTCCAAAGACGAGGCTCCATAAGGAACGACCACGTCTTC